AATGTATGAATTTGTTTGCGAAAGCGGACACAGAATTGAGCGGTTTTGCGATTATGAGGCGCAAACAACTCAGTGTGAGTGCGGTGGTTCAGCCAATCGCACAATCAGCGCACCAAGCGTCAACTTGGAAGGTTGGTCTGGTCATTTTCCATCCTCATGGATGAAATTTGACAAGAAACACCGAGACAAATTGGCGGCAGAGCGCAAAGCCACAACATAAGCATTTATGCCGTTGTGATCTCCTAGAACCCAAAAGTGGCAGGAAAAAGGAAAAAATATGTTGATTGATAACCCAGACGAGTCGCAAAATGAGTTAGATGTTGTCGAGAAGTTAAAACTTGAATCGACTGTTGAGCAAGCGTCAGATGATGTCCCTGAGAAATATAAGGGAAAACACCTATCTGACATTATTAAGATGCACCAAGAGGCTGAAAAGCTCATTGGCAAGCAAGCTCAAGAGGTTGGTGAGGTTAGAAAGCTCGCAGATGAACTCATCAAGCAAAACCTTGCTGGCAAAGCTCAACCTATTAAAGAGGAAGAACCCGAAGTAGATTTTTTCGAGAATCCACAGGCGGCTGTTCGTAAGACTGTTGATAACCATCCTGATGTACTTGCGGCTCGTCAAGCAAGCCAAGAGTTCAAAAAGATGCAGATTCAGCAAAAGCTGGCGCAAGAACACCCTGATTTCACTCAGATTGTTCAAGACCAAGACTTTGCGAATTGGGTGAAATCTTCACCTGTTCGGATTGGCTTGTACGCAAAGGCTGATGGTGAATATGACTATGACAGTGCTAACGAATTGTTGAGCACCTACAAGCAGTTGAAGGGCGTTAAGGCAAAACAGACTAGCGATGCAGGGGAAACCCAACGCAAGTCGAACCTTAAAGCGGCAAGTGTTGATGTGGGTGGTACTGGTGAATCTGGAAAACGAGTCTATCGCAGGGCAGACCTTATTCGGCTGAAGATGACTGACCCGAACCGATACGATGCCTTGAGTGAAGAAATCATGGCGGCATACGCAGAGGGGCGTGTCAAGTAACCCTAACTTTTGATTTTTTGGAGTACACAAATGGCAACATCATTTTCCCCTAGTAACTCAGTTACTACCACCACTGGCGCAACATTCATTCCTGAAATTTGGAGTGATGAAATTGTTGCGGCTTACAAGAAGAACCTAGTTTTAGCCAACTTGGTTATGAAGATGAACTTCAAGGGCAAGAAAGGTGACACTGTTCACATTCCTGCACCTACCCGTGGTTCTGCTTCTGCCAAAGCCGCTGAGACAGCAGTCACTTTGATTGCCGCTACTGAGTCTGAAGTCCAAGTGTCTATTAACAAGCACTATGAATATAGCCGCTTGATTGAAGACATCGTGGAAGCACAGGCTCTGAATTCTATGCGTCAGTTCTACACTTCCGATGCTGGCTATGCCTTGGCTCGTCAAGTCGATACAGACTTGGTGCAGTTGGGTCGTTCAGCCAATGGTGGTGCTGGTACAGCCGCATACGCTGCCGCCTACATTGGTGGTGACGGTACGACTGCCTATGTTGCCGCAAGCAACAATGAATCAGCACTGACTGATGCGGCTATCCGTCGCACTATTCAGCGTTTGGATGACAACGATACTCCTATGGACAATCGTTTCTTCCTGATTCCTCCTTCTAGCCGCAACACCCTGATGGGTTTGGCTCGCTACACCGAACAAGCATTTGTCGGTACTGGTGACGCTATTCGCACTGGTGAAATTGGCAACCTGTATGGCATCCCTGTCTTCACCTCTAGCAACGCTGATACCACTTCTGGTTCTGGTGCGGCTCGTGTGTGCTTGATGGGTCACAAAGATGCGATGGTCTTGGTTGAGCAAGTTGGTGTGCGTTCACAAGTACAGTACAAGCAAGAGTACCTTGCTACGCTGTTCACAAGTGACACTTTGTATGGCGTTGCCGCCTTGCGTAGTGCCGCTTCTGTGGGTGCGGCTAAGTCCTCATCCATGTTTGCCTTGGCAGTTCCAGCCTAATTGCAGTTGTCCCCCCTGCCCTAGTGGTAGGGGGTCTTTTTTAAACTAAATTAGGAGAAATTAAAAATGGCAACCGCTTCAGCAGTAGTCTCACGCAGAGGTAATGACCAGTTTCGGGGCTTGTTCTCTGATACTTGGGCAGTTACTTGCACCTTAAACGCTGGCTCACTAGCCGATGGTGTGGGTGAAACAGATGATGTAACAGTTTCTGGTGTCGCTTTGGGTGACATGGTTATTGGCGCATCTTTGGGTGTGGATTTGGTTGGTTTGACAGTCACTGGCTATGTCAGTGCCGCAAACACAGTCAAGTTCCGCATTCAAAACGAGTCAGGTTCTACAGTGGACTTGGCATCTTCAACTTTGCGTATCGTTATCGTTCGCATGGTTTAAGGATAGGGGGGCTAGTCCCCCCTTTCTCATTTAAGGGGTTTTATGGCTACTTTTAAGTGTCTGCAATCAGGCAATCTTGTTTCCTTTCACAATCAAGTTGACATTGATTCTATGAAAGGTCATCAGGGTTATGTGAGGGTAGACGATGTAGAAGTAACCATAGAATCTGTAGAATCAGAGACTAGAACAGATACCGCCTTTCGTGCGCCTGTCATCCCCACAATCAAGCGTATGGGAAGACCCAGAAAGGTAGTTTTAAATGTCTGACATTGATGCCAGAGACTTTGGAAAACTTGAAGCCCAAGTAGAGGCTCTCCAAAAAGAGATGCACACACTTAGTTCAGATGTAAAAGCCTTACTTGAACTTGCCAATAAAGGCAAAGGTGGATTTTGGATGGGAATGACTATCGCTTCTTTCATGGGCGGTATCGTGACCTTTGTTGCTGATCGTATCTGGAAATAAGGAGAACAGTATGCCAATGGTCGGAAAAAAGAAGTTTCCCTACTCTGAAAAAGGCGAGAAAGAAGCCAAAGAGTACGGCAAGAAAAAGGGCGTTCCTGTGACCATCATGGTTGCGATTGGAAAGCCAAAAGGTTTGCCTATGCGTGGTGGCAGAACTGCCACTAACATGATGAAGAAATCAGGTCGTGGCAAATGAAAAAGACCAAAGCACAAGCCAAAATCAGTAAAGTCATGCGTGAGTACAAGGCTGGTGAATTGCACTCAGGCAAAGGTGGCAAAGTTGTAAAGAATCCTAAACAGGCAGTGGCAATTGCTTTGTCTGAGGCAGGGATGTCTAAGCCAAAGAAGAAGATGAAATGAAGCAAGGACTTTACGCCAACATTCATGCCAAACAAGCCAGAATCAAGGCTGGTTCAGGCGAAAAGATGCGCAAGGTAGGTAGCAAGGGTGCTCCTACTGCTGAAGCCTTTAAACAGGCGGCAAAGACTGCAAAGAAACCAAAAAAGGTGAAGTAATGAAAACTCCAGCTTGGCAACGCTCCGAGGGCAAAAATCCCAAAGGGGGGTTGAATGCCAAGGGGAGAGCATCCTATAATGCGCAAACTGGTGGAGAACTCAAAGCACCAGTAAAGTCGGGGGATAACCCCCGCAGAGCAAGTTTCTTGGCTCGCATGGGCAATATGGCTGGTGCAGAGTACAAGGATGGTGAACCGACAAGACTGCTTCTTTCGCTTAAAGCATGGGGTGCATCCTCAAAAGCTGACGCAAAGGCAAAAGCTAAAGCTATATCCGCAAGGAACAAAGCGAAGGCAAGCAGATGACATACTTAGAACTTGTAAACGATGTTTTAGTTAGGTTGCGTGAAGCAACTGTTTCAACTGTTTCCGAAACAACATATTCTTCCCTCATTGGCAAGTTTGTCAATGATGCCAAGCGTCAAGTAGAAGATGCTTTTGCTTGGAATATTCTTGGCACAACAATCACTCTGAGCACTACTTCAGGCACATACTCTTATGCTTTGACAGGTGCTGGTCAGAAGTTCCAAGTTCTTGATGTGTTGAATATCACAAGCAACATTCGCATGAAGAACATCGACTTTGCCACTATGAACAGGTTTCAGAACTTCTCTACACCTGTCAGTGGAATCCCTGCCTATTACGCCTTTGATGGTGTCAATGGTAGCTATGACACCAAAGTAACGCTGTATCCTCGCCCTGATGGTGTTTACAGCATCCCATTTAGCCTGACAGTCCCACAAGCCACATTGTCATCAGATGCAACAATCATCTCTGTGCCTGATGTGTTGGTGGCTCAGAATGCTTATGCTCGGGCATTGGTAGAGCGTGGTGAAGATGGTGGCTTGTCTTCATCTGAGGCTTATCTGTTGTACAAGTCAATGTTGTCTGACTACATTGCATTGGAAGGCACTCGCTACCCTGAGAATCAGGAGTTTGTAGCGGTATGAGCCAACAAATTCAGACATTCAGCATCTCAGCCCCCGGCTTTTATGGGTTGAATACTCAAGACTCGCCTCTTGATTTGAATGCTGGTTTTGCATTGGTTGCGACTAATTGCATCATTGACCAATATGGTCGTATTGGCTCACGCAAAGGTTGGTCAAGGGTCAATTCTTCTTCTGGTGACTTGGGTGCAAATGATGTGAAAGTCATTCACGAATTGGTGCTGGCTGATGGAACATTGACTGTCTTGTTTGCTGGAAACAACAAGATATTCAAGTTGAGTTCTACAAATGTTGTGACTGAACTCACTTATGGGGGTGGGGGTACTGCACCAACCATTACTGCAAGCAATTGGCAATGTGCGTCATTGAATGGCATTACTTACTTCTTTCAGTCTGGTCACAATCCATTGATCTATGACCCTGCTGTATCGACTACAACATACCGTAGAGTTTCAGAAAAAACTGGTTATCAAGCTACTGCACCTGATGCTGACATTGTGATTTCAGCGTTTGGTAGGTTGTGGGCGGCTAACACTACGGCTGTAAATGCCACTGTTTACTTCAGTGACTTGATTTCAGGTCATGTGTGGTCAACAGGTACGGCTGGCTCATTGAATGTCAACAATGTGTGGGTAAATGGTGCTGACCAGATTACTGGTTTAGCGGCTCACAATGGTTTCTTGTTCATCTTTGGTAAGCGTCAGATTCTTGTCTATCAAGGCGCAACAGCCCCATCAACTATGTCTATCAGTGACACTGTTGAAGGTATTGGTTGTATTGCTAGAGACAGTATTCAGACAACAAGCACTGATGTGCTGTTCTTGTCAAACTCTGGTGTCAGATCGTTGATGAGAACGATTCAAGAGAAGTCTGCACCTGAGAGAGACTTGTCAAAGAATATTCGTAATGATTTGATGGGTGCTGTGGCTGGTGAGACATTGGCAAACATCAAGTCTGTGTACTCAGAGCGTGAAGCCTTTTACTTGTTGACAACACCTAGCATTGATACTACTTGGTGCTTTGATACCAAGGCTTATTTACCTGATGGTTCTGCAAGGGTGACAACATGGGATTCCATTACGCCTAAGTCTTTCTTGTCTCGCAGAGATGGAAGTCTTTACATTGGCAAGAATGGTTACATTGGGTACTACAACACTTATCAAGATTACGATACTGCATATCGTATGTTGTACTACACAAACCATGCTGATCTTGGCGACCAGAATGTAACTTCAATTCTGAAGAAGTTGTCTACGGTTGTGATTGGTGGAACAAATCAAGTGGTGACATTCAAGTGGGGTTTTGACTTTAAGACAAATTATTTGTCTGACAATGCAAGTATTCCAGCGCAAGGTGTTTACTATTACGGTATTGCTGAATATGGTGCAAATGCCACCACGATTGCTTACTATTCTGATGGTGTTGCGTTACAGACTTTGACTGTTTCGGCATCAGGCACAGGTAAGGTTGTTCAAACAGGTTATGAATCAGACATCAATGGTGCGGCATTGTCTATTCAGAAGATTGAAATTCAAGCCAAGAATGGCAAACTGAGTTAAAGGAGAGTATTGTGTCTGACTATACCAAGAGTACGAATTTTGCTACCAAAGACAATTTGTCTTCTGGCAACCCTTTGAAGATTGTCAAGGGTACTGAGATTGACACTGAGTTCAACAACATTGCCACTGCCATTGCAACTAAAGCAGATTTGGCAAGTCCTACCTTTACTGGCACACCAACACTGCCAACTGGAACAATTGCGACTACTCAATCATCTGGTAACAATACAACTGCTATTGCTACCACTGCTTTTGTTCAAGCGGCAATTGCTTTGTTGTATCCAGTAGGTTCTATTTACACGAATGCAAGTGTTAGCACTAACCCCGGCACTTTGCTTGGCTTTGGTACATGGACTGCATTTGGTGCTGGTCGTGTCATGGTTGGTTTTGATTCGGGTAATGCGTTGTTTGACACTGCCGAAGAAACTGGTGGTAGTGCTGATGCAATCACTGTCAGCCACACCCACACAGCAACGACAACATCAACAGACTCTGGTCACTCACATACAGACGCTGGTGCGGCTGGTGTGTTTGGAACAACATCTGGCCCTGATAGTGTTCAAAATTTCACAGGTAGTCACACAACAAGCAGTGCAACTGCAAACATCACTTCTACAACAACAGTTGCTTCTGCTGGTTCAAGTGGCACAAATGCTAACTACCAACCGTATATTACTGTCTATATGTGGAAAAGAACGGCATGAAAAACCCTGAGATATTGCATCACTTCTCTGATGGGCTTTACGCCAAGCAGTCATTTTTTCCTGCTGGCATGGCTATCTTGAAGCATACGCATGACTTCAGCCATTTGTCGATATTGGCTCAGGGTAAGGTTGCTGTATTGCGTGGGAATGAGATTGATATTATTGAAGCACCAGCGTGTATTGAGATCAAAGCAGGGTTGACTCATGGTGTCAAAGCAATAACAGATTGTGTTTGGTTTTGTATTCATGCCACTGACGAGAAAGACCCGTCAAAAGTGGATGAGATTTTGATTAAGGGAGATTGATATGCCTATCGTAGCGGCTGGAATTATGGCGGGTGGCTCACTGCTTGGCAGTTCAATGCAAAGTAAAGCCCTTGAAAGAGGCGCACAAGAATCAGCACGAGCACAGCTTGAGGCGGCACGAATTGCGGCTGAAGCGGCTAAATTTCGTCCTGTAGGGGTTACTACTAGGTATGGAGCTTCTCAGTTCCAGTTTGACCCTAGCGGTTACTTAACCGGTGCTGGCTACACAGTCTCTCCTGAACTCAAAGCCTATCAAGACCGATTGATGGGATTGACTGAAAGAGGATTGACTGAAGCTGAGATGGCACAGCAACAGTATGCTCCGCTTCAACAAAGTGCTACAGGATTGTTTGGATTGGGTCAGCAGTACCTACAGCAGACACCTGAACAAGTGGCATCTCAATACATGAGACAGCAACAAGATTTGCTTGCGCCTAGCCGTGAGCGTCAATATGCTCAGTTGCAGAACCAGTTGTTCCAAACAGGTCGTGG